ATGAGCAATTCACCAACGACCAGCGAGATCGCAACCGACCGCGACCTGTGGAATGAGTATGTAGACCCGAACAACGAAGACCCCGGGGCATTTGATCGCATGACGACTGCCGAGAAAATCGAATTTGTCAATGATACGTGGCCGGAGGATGCCTCCTAGCGTGACCCGCACTGCTCAGCACTACCTCGACATGATGCGCCGCAACCCCGGCGCATCAGTCGGTTTCAGCCTCGCCGCCGCAGCCGTCTACGCTGCACAGCACGGCGCATGCGAGGCAGAGCATCGCAGCACCGACGAGTGGCGCGCCATCGCCCGCGACCTGAAATCGCGCTACGGCGAGTCTCTCACGCCGGCCGAGGTGCGGCGCGAGATGGGCGTCACACCGCACGCCACGCCGGGCAACCAGCATGCCCGCAAACATGCGCAGCATGTGCGGGTGAACTACTCCGCCGATGCGGCGACGGTGGCGCGTATCCGCGAGATCGGCGGACGCAGTTTCAGCGCCGGCGTGAATCGCCTGCTGGCGCACTACGACGCGACACAGCAATAGCCAATCGCTGATACGAATCCTGTCGCTTCCGCTATTAGCTACTGCGCTCAGTATTGAGCGCAGTAGCCTTTTATCAAACGTCATTAGTCGGCACACCGATGCTGTTGCGTGCGATGAGGAAATCGAGCGTGCTGAGCGGCGACTCTGGCTCAATCGTCAACACTCCCGTCACGGCATCGTATTCGGTGCGACTGATGCGAAAGCGCCTGATTTTGTTCAGCGACGAATCGGCAGGTGCGACGGGCAGATTGCGCATGTTGATGTAGTCGCCGGCGCGCACCATCCACCCCGGCCACGGTGTGTTGCCAGTGCAAAAAAGACGGTTGGTTTGAATTTGCGCGCGGGGTGTGAGTTGCGCGCTGTCGCCTAAAAACACGCCGCGATAGAAGTTGGCATCGGTGTTGCTGGTTGTATTCATCTGCACGGCTGCGCGCCGATCCAGATATTCACCTACTGCGCGCTCGTCAGTGTCAACAGTGGTGCGCAGCGTTCTGCCTGCGGCGTCGCGGTAGACAACGTAGGCAGAGGCAAAAAACTCATCCAGGCTACGCTCGATTTGTAAATCGCTTTCGAGGATTGACCAGTTGCGCACATCCCATCCACGCGGGCGAAAAAACAGTGTGCGATTTGCATCTACGCCAACCTCGAACCGGCTGCCATTGTTGTCACCAAACTGAGCGAGATTTGTGAGCACATCAGCGGCCGATTCGTCTTCATACAGTGCGTTCCTCAAATCAGTGCCCGTGCCAAAAATTTTTTCGGTCGAGGGACTCAGCCCAGCGGTGATGGATGCCAGGTGCGCCACGATCAGATCGGGCGATACATAGACCTCATTGGTAGTTTTGACACGAATCACACCAACGCCTGCGTAGTATTCGCCAGTCTCCAGCGCATATGTATAGTTATTGCCGGAGTTGTTAAAAATACGAAATCGAACGTTGTCATATGGAGCAGGAATTGATATGGTGACGTTCGCGGTTTGATTTGCTCCGCTTCCAAAAATTGTCAGAGCTGAAGCGACAAGAGTATTACCAGTCCAATACTCCAGTCTAAATTCCCAATTTATTGGGATGCGTATTGAGTAAACAAACTGAACTTCGACAATACCGCGAATGGACTCCGACGGAATTCGGTATTGAATCTCTGCAATGTGATCGTTGTTTCCGTATATCGTGTTTTTGACAAACGCAATGTAAATCTGATTGTCGAGGCTAATCGAATAGCGTTCCGGCGATCTGTTGGCAGTGTCGTTTGACGTGACCACGCGCCAGTTCTCCATGAGCGTATCGCTCCACAGCGCGGTGTATGGCGTGTCGCTGAGCGCGCGCCAGTAACCGTATGCAGTGATCTCGATGCCCTCGTTGACGATAGCAACATCCTCGACGCGGCCCGTCCATATCGTCTCGCCGTAGCCGCTGACGACGACATGCGGCACACCGGCACGATCAAACAGCCGCGCCGCCTCAGACATCGAAAGATCAAATGTCGCGCGCAGAGACTCTGGGCCGTGTTCGTTGTGGCCGAATGTGAGTGACGACGCGCGAGCGCCATCAAGCAGTAGATTCCCGCCGATGCGATCTAGGATTGCCAAGTGGGGCGATGTAATCATTGCAGCGTCAGGAAACCCTCGATCACACTGCCTGAAACGGCATGATCCTGCACATCGGTTGCCGCGTTGTTGTATGGCTGCCAAAATGACGTGCTGTTGCTCAGCGCCAGATTGACAAATGAGAATGTCCCCCGCGCACTGACGCGGGCATTGCCATAGTAGGCCAGGTCTATCTCACCCTCATCAAAAATGTCGAGCGATATGCGCGGCGCTAATTGCGTGTCAGGCGTGTTGGTCAATCGCATCACTGAGCTACCGGCACTGAGTGGGTTTAAATAGGAGATGACCGGTTCTTCAACTTCAATGATGAACGTGTTCGGGTCGCTCACGTTCACCAACATCAAATAGTCAATGTCCACGACTTCGCCGCCGAACGAGATTGGGATTGAGATGCGCACGTGCGTGGTGGCCGGGTTCCACTCAAAAGTGCCAATGAACGTTACCCGGTTATCCTCACGCGCGTAAAAAAAGTGTTCAGAAAAACTGATATTGCCGTTCGTCTGTTGGCAACGCAATCGCAGGCCGGAAGTCGAGTTTTTGATTGCGGCGAACACAGCGATCTTTCGCCCGCCCAGCGCGCCGGGACTGCTGGTCAGCGGAACGTCAATACGCGCTGACCCCGATAGTCGCGTAAACGAATTACCTATCGCCGTCCCGTTAGATATGTTTGATGCGTTGACGCCGTTGATGTATGTTTGAGCGTCTAATCTCTCCATCTGCGCCGCCGAAACGCCAAACACCCATATCCCTGTTTTCCACGTGCTGTATGCCAGGTTGTCGAACGTCACGCCGCTAATCTCAAGGCTCATTGGACTGTAACGATTGATCGTTGCGCCGAAAGAAAAATTCTTGACGTTCGACGGCCAGTCCGTTTCTGTGCCAGTGGTCAACGTGTTGCGCAGCCACACGCCACGTCGTGTCAATCGAATTACCACGTTGTCAATTGAATTTGTCACCAGCTTGTCAGCCCAATCAGTCGGCAAAATCACCTCGCCGCCGAGGATTGCAGCGCGCATTGCATTTGTCGTTACACCCTGCGGCTGCGCCTCGATTCGCACCGGCGTCACGTTCTCGCCGAGTGACCAGCGCCGAGCTTGATCCAGCAAACCTACAATGCGTTCGACGCGCTGCAACGCAATTAGCGCCGACGTGCCATACACGTCAATGGTGATGTTCTCAACAACATCACTGTATGAGCCGTCTGGCTGCAATGTCGCAATTTGCGGACTCCATCCATTTGCAACCAGCGCGTAATTTGTACCGTCGAGAAGATCGGCGGTTGTAACGCCATCTGTGATTCTGAGAACTGTGTAATTCGCTGCCATCTATGCCGTCCTGATGCGAGTATCGGCCCTGCGCCCATACGTCAGCATGGCGCGGTCAACGGCCTGTTCAATTTGCGCTGTAGACGCACCGCTGCCGCGCGCGTCAATGTTGAATACGAACGTGCTGCCAGACGCGGATGCGCCGCCGCGAGCAAAACTGCCGCTGTTGATCGATGATCCAATGCGCACCGCTGCGCCGCTGCGCCCGCCGCCCGGATTGATGATGCTGCGAATCGCATCTTGAATGAATGGCGGGAAGATGCTCAGCGCGCCCTCGATTGCACCTAGCACCGCGCTGCGCAGGGCGTTGAATAGACCCTCGGCCGCATTGCGAATACCGCTCACGATGCTATCCATGATCCCCGCGCCGATGGATACAAACTGCGTGACCATGCCGTTAACAGTGTCGAACGCTGATTGAATCGCGCCCGTGATGTTGTTTTTGATCTCGTTGAATTTGCCGCTCACTGATGACGCAATGCCATTGACGATATCGCTGATCGCGTTGCGCAGATTCGTCCAGATGTTTTGCAAAATGTTCGACGCTGACTGCGTGTCTCCCTTGACCACCGCCAACGCCAGGCTGATGACGGTCTTGATCGTGTCCATCGCAAACCTGATGATGCCGCTGATGATGTCCCACGCCGTCTTGAACGCCGCTTTGATCTGGTCGCCGTTCTCAGCAATGAATTTTGCCACCGTGGTGAGTATTGGCACGACGATAGCCTGATACAACTCAAGCGCGAGGTTAATGATTTCAACGATGGTCTTCCATGCGTCCTGCACGAATGCGATGATCTCGTCGCCGTTCTCATCCCAAAATTCAGCAATGAGTTTGACGCCATTCTCAACAATGGATGTGACCAGCGGCACGACCTGCGACACGATGCCCTGAACGAACAGAAACGTATTCGATATGTCAGTGCCGAATGCCGATGCGCCCGCGCCGCCGCTGATGAGGCCGGATACAAAATTTGCAATCGTCGTGATAACCGGCCCGATGGTCGTTCCTAACTGACCAATGAACGTGATGAGATTTGTAATGATCGGCGTCAGGAATGTGATCGCCCCGCCGATGCCGTCTGCAAGCCCCGTTGCGAGTCCCGTAATTGCCGCCTGAACGCCGGGTGACGTGAGGAACTGCAACAGCCCTTGCAGCTTCTCGCGTAGTATTTCAAATATCGGTTGCCCAATGGTGCGCAGTGTCCCGCCAACCCAATCGTTTAAGTTACTCATCATGCCCTCAAACGTTTTTGATTGCGCATCCATCATGCCGCCGAATTTTTGTTTCATCAGGCCGAGCACAACTTCCATTGACTCTGGCAACGGCGAGAGCAGCGCGCCGCCTTTGTCAAATTCAAGGCCCATTTTCGTGAGTTCTTCGCGTGACGTGATGCCTAACTCCGCCATGCGCGAAATGGCTTCGCCGGTCGCGCCTGTTGAGAATTTGCCCAGCAGCAGCGTCATCTCCTCGAACGACGACCCAGTGCCCGATGCCACATCGCCCGCGATGGTGCGAATCTGTTCGCCGCTCATGCCGAACTTTTTTGCGGCTTCCTCACTGTGCAAACCGAAGCCCTGCAAAATTTTGTCGGCTCTGACGACTTCGGGTAACTCGAACGGCGTCACCGCGCCAAACTCCGCTAGCTTTTCCAGCCTTTGTTTGGCCGCGTCCGCGCTGCCGAGCAACACGCCGAATTGCGTTTGATAACGCTCGAATTCGGCATTGCCGTTCACCATGCCATCAATCAGTCCGCCGACGCTGCCCGTGATTGCGTCTAGTCCGCGTGTGATGAGGCCGCCCGTCACCATCCCGAACGCGGTTGAGATGGTGTTGCCAATGCCACTCATTTTTGACGTGGCTTCATCGCGCAATCGAATGAGTAGCTCGAGCGCAGCGGTGCTAGTGCCCATCGCGTTTTAGTTTCTTCTTGTCGCGCTCAATGTTCTTGTCCTCGGCAACTAACCGCGCTGATAGTTCGTCAACGAATGCAGGATCGAGAGCGTTAACCTGCTCAGGCGTCCACTGATAGCGGTCGGCCATCACGATGTAAAAATCCCAATCGCCTACAGCGCGCTTGAGCTTGCCGTCAAGTTTGCGCTGCCACTGGGCAATGAGCCTTTTGGGTCAGCGGCCTCGCGGCTGAAATTGCGCTTGTTGATTTCCGCCAATACGGTTTCTACCAATGGCTCATCAGGATCGAGCCGCGCAATGTTGACCGCATTGCATTGCATCCCCGTAAACGCTGGCCCGCTCCATGCCACCACACATTCAGTCAGCAGCGCGAGGTTGCCCGTGCCAGCAAGAATCTCCATATCAGCGTTTTTGTCGCCGCTTGATTTCACTGTGATGAGTGCATCGGTTACGCGCGCCTTCTCACCGAAGTTCAACTTTGGCTTGATGTAGATGATGTTGCGTTCTTCGTGCGGAAGATCGGCGCTATCAAGCGAGACGGGTATACGTTCGTCTTTTACAAACATGATTACAGCGTCGTTGTCGTGTTCTGCACCTGCACCTGAAAATCAGCGCCCAGACCTGCATCAGACATACTCGGAATGGTGAATTTGATCGTGCGGTTCACGTCTTCGTATTCGCCCCACTCCAAATCCAACAGTGGCCCGTATTGATCTATCTGCAAAAATCCCCGCTGCGTCGCGCCGATCAATGCCGCCGTGTTGTGGCGGCAACGCAGACGCACCGGCTGAGCGAGTAGGCTGTTCCATGTGCCGTATTGGTTGGTATCCGGCACTTCCATTTCAATCGTCGTCTCAATGAAACGTTTGTCCCGGCCGACGCGCCGGAACGTGAGCGCATCGCCGCCGCCGACGACACCCACCGGCCCGAATTTGTATTTCATTTCGGTTGGGATGCGATGCTCAACACTGATGACACGATTAGTAATCAGCGTCGTGCCATATGCCGCCGCGCTTGTCGTTTCAAGCCACACGTCGAGGTATTGCGGTGTGATGCTGAGCGGCGCGGCAATGGCGGGCACAGTTGGCGCGGTGACTGTGGCTTCCTGTCGCCCCATTCCACTCGCGTTAAAACTTGTGCCTTCTGTGCCGCTGCCATCCGCAGTAATCGTTAGCTCATCACCCATGCAGAACGCAGAGCGCCATATCTGAATGTTGGGATCGCCCCACCACATCGTTGCACTGGCGAGGTTATCGGCGTTGATCGTTGGCGTGAATGTCCAGTTGCGCACACCTGTTTCGACCAACGTGCTCGTCACACCGCCGCGCACGAACAGCGACATCCACCAATGCAACTGATTCAGGTCTAACTCAGTATCTTCGGTTTCCCACTCCACCCAGCGGCGATTCTGTTGCGAGCGGTAATTGCGCACCAGCGTGCCGCGATTCTCGTCCGGGAAACTCACGTCCATCTTCGGCGTAATCATGCCCGGCACAGCCAGATGGCGCGCTGGCGTGGTGATCGCAGTGCCGCGCGTTGTCTCGGTTGCAGCTAATAGATACTCAAAGGGAATTTCAGACATGTCTCACCGTTTAGTGATTTGTATCGTGCGATACAACTATGACCAGCGATAGAACCTCAATGCGATAACACTGCGTTGCAGCCAGCGCGGGTACTCCGCAAACTCGGCCGCCGTCAGGTCGCGCAGCGGTACACCGGGCAACGACGCGCCGTAATGGTTTTCACTCGCGTCGTAGATGATGATCGGCCCGTCGTAGTCAACACTCAGTTTCGCCGCGATGTCCTCGTCGATCGCAGCCAGGCGCGCCGCCTCCAGTTCGTCCGCCGTTGCCTCTGTTGTTTCGTTGCTCATATCGTTTCACCTCGCGCGCCTTTCTCCAGGACGCCCAGATAAAAATCCAGCGCGCGATACAGCACGCCGCCAATCACTACGAACACTGCCTGCACTCGCGTCACGCCGGCCATGCCGTGCGTCAATGCGCCGTTGAGCGATGCGCCCCGTTCAATTGCCACTGTGACTGGATTAACAAATTGCATTACCTCGCGCTCGGCCTGTTCGTTGTCAATCCAGTTGAACACCACGCGCAGCAAGATCGAATACCTGAACGCGCTTATCCCGCCCTTGCTCACGCGCTCCGCGCCATCAAGCAGCAGGTACGCTGTTGGCGTGTTGCCAATGCTGGTCGGCTCATAGTCGTGCACAGCGGCAATACCGTTCATGCCTTCGATTACCTCAACCAATCCGCGCACAACATCGGGATACGCCACTGTTACCCGCCCTGCGCGATGCGCGCCATGAGTTCGTCGCCGGCTTCCTCGATGTATTGATCAAATTGCGGCTGGCTGTTACGAATGCCGCGCTCCAGGAACGGCCGGGAGATGTTGTAAACCGTCCCTTCGTGCACGTAGCGCGCATACTGCACATTTGTCCCAATGACGCCGTGACTGCCAGTTGGCTCAACGCGGTGCGTGATTGACCTGCGCAGCGTGCCCGTTTCGACCGGCGTGACCTTTTTTGACTCAGCTTCCGCCGTGACCGTCATGCGCCTGAGCAGCCGCACTTTGATGTCAGTGAATTCGTCGCCCGCTTTGTCGAATCGTTTGGCGAGTTCCTCCGGCGTCATATCGCTGTAACCTCGCAGCTGCGCTTGATCTTCGTGAGCGTCATTTGCTGCATCTTCGTCAGCGTGCCGATGTAGGCCACACCGCCGCCGCCCACTGGCCCAGACGACGCATCAACGCCGATCACATCGGCAAACATGCCGCGATCTCTACTGCGCCAAATGTTGACGGCAAGCTCCAAACACATCTCAGTGATTGACGCCGGCGCTGGCCCTGCGCCCCATGCGGCTGTCACATCCAACAGCACACACGCCGGCCAACCATTCACGCGCTGCAAATAGCCGCGTCTACTCTCGCGGATGTAGGTGTAGTCAGTGATCGCGTCACCGTCGAACGCAACGCCGGTCACGCTGGCGTCCTGATGCGCAGGCAGAGCGAGCAATCGCCCACCCTGCGACACGACTTTCTTCGATGACGCTGCGCCGTAGGCTGCGAACGAGAATTCCAACATCTGATCTATCGCATCCGTCGCCCGCGTCAGAATGTCAGTCAGCAACGCATCGGTCTCTGTGACCTGTTGCTGAGTGGCGTTTGGCGATGATTGCAGTGTCGGCAACTGTTTGAGGTAGCTGCGAAACTGCGCGACGGTTGCGTAGGTCATGTGCTATTTGACGAGGCCGACAAGCGACAGCGTAATCGGCGTTGAGTTGGTCACACTGACATAGACCGTTGCAAACGCGCCATACAGGTGTGTCCGGGTCATATCGGTCGTGCCGGTCGTGGCCGCAGTGTTCGACCAGGCCGCTGCCGTGTTGCGCACCCAGTTGGTCGCGTCGTTCGAGTATTCGACTGTGGCCGTAAATGGGTTCGCGCCGTCTGCGGCGTCAACGACATATTGCAGATCGAGCGCGCCGTACTGCGGCACGGCAATAGTGCTCACGCGCCCGTTGGCTGTGATGCGTTGCAGAGATGCAAACGTCACGATTTTGGCCGTAGGCGCGACGGGTTGCGACGGCGGATTAAGCGGCGCGGGCGCGGCCTGCACAGCAGACGACAACCCCAGCGCGGCGACGATGGCGAACGCGATCAATGCGCCAGTGGCGCGAAGTTTGGTCAGTTTCATTTCAGTTGTCCTTGCGACCCTTCGGCCGCTTGTCGTTCCATGTGACGCTCACATCGCCAGCGCCGCGAGCCGCTTCGATGCGCTCGGCGTCGGTCAATTCCGTCTTCGTCTCACTCGGCCCCGGCGCTTGTTCGTCTTTCACAAAACCACGCAGCCGCGCGATGTGCATTGGAATCGGCACGCCGGCGGACGCGAGTAACACCGTGCGACCATCAGTCAGCGTCTCAACAATGTCGTTTTCGGGTGTGTAGAAATCACTCATAATTGCGTAGCGATTCGTGAATGGCGGCGTTGTGGCCGCGCTGTTGACGTATTCGTTCGTGGCGCTGTGCATTAGTGATGAGATGCACAGCGCCACGAACACCAAACTACAAACCGGTAACGCGCTCCAACGCATCGGGATACGGCACGGTCAACGCAGCACGCACTTCCGCCAGCACGGTGAACATGTTGCGGATGAACTGATCGTTGACGACGCCAGCCTCAACGGTCACGTCGTTGCGCATGTAATATTTCGCACCCTGCGCAAAGTTGCCAACCAGCGCGGTTCCAGTCGCAATGACGGGATGCTCAATCACCGGCACACGCCATACGCGAGCGGCCACCGGGTCGTAGGCCTTCATCAGGTATTGGCCTGTGGTATCACGCTCCAATTCCAAATCCTCACCCTCGGTCGGGTTGAGCAAAATCGCATCCGGTTGATAGAACGCGAGACGAATATCGGTGATGGCGCGGCGCAACGTGTCGTGCCGCGTATCCGTTGCACTGAAGCGCGCGCCACTGGTTTGGTGCACGCGAGTCTGCAAGCCCGACGTGTTGAGAATGCCGGTCAGGTTCACGCCGGTGCCGTCACCGCTGAGCAACTGCGATTGCAGCCGCTGGCGCACCATGAACATGAGTTCGTCGTCAATCAGCCCGCGCAGCCGCGGTTCATCCTCAAGCACTTGCCGCGACGTGATGACATACGTCGCAATGGTGCGCACCGGAACCGTCACCAGATCCCAATCGAGCACCGATTGCGATTTGGCGCTGAGTTCCTGCGTTTCGGCTGCGTTGTTTGTGCGAATCGATTGCCGCACGTATTCGATGCTGTTCGAGTTGGTCTCACCGCTGCCGAGGATGTCCAGCAGGTCGAGGCCGATGCGCGCACGGGGAAAGATTTCGCTCAGCCGCTCGGAGCGAATCGGATACGCCTGCGTCGAGGCGATGCCCGTCACGCCGACGATTTCATCGGCCTTGACTTCGACGCGCGGCATCGCCTTCGGCGATGTGCCGAGCGATTTGTATTGCTCGGACTCGACCACCGCTTGACCTAACGTGCGCCGACGCTGCCCGCCGTCGCGTGTTTTGCGCTCGCCCTGCCCGCCGCCCGCCGCTTCGTCGTTCGCGTCGAGCGATTCGAGGCGCTGCAGTTCCTGCCGCTTCGTATCGCCCTCAGCGATCATCGCGTCGAGCTTCGTCACATCCTCGGCCCGGCGCTTGTCAGCCGGCGTGGATTCCATCTCCGCATACAGCGTTTTGGCCTGATTGGTCAGCGTGGCCAATTCGGTGCGCAGTGTTTTGATTCGTGGATTCATATCTACGTCTACCTCACTGTTTCGAGTTCAAACAATTTCAGGCGTTGGGCGATGAGAGTGAGTGAGACCGGCTCGGCTCGGCTCTGTTGTTTGCCGTCGTCCTGTTCGTCAAGCAATTTCACGTTGGTTGCACCGAGTGAAATCGCGTTAGCTGCAATCTGGTTGATGAGTTCGATGTCTGCGCTGGAATGGCGCGCGCCGCTTTTTAGCGCCGCCATGTAACGCGCGATCTGTTCAATGAGCGCATCGGCTTTGCTGCCCTGCGTGGCCGGGTTCATGCCCCACAGCACATCGCTGGCTTCATACAAACGCACTTCGCGCAGGTTACGCACGCGCTTATCGCCAAGTTCCTCAAAATCGAATTTCACCGCGTCGTAGGCGTAGCTCATCTCGCCAATTGCGCCGGTTTTGATGCCCTCCAAAATTTCGTCGCCGCGCGGCGTGCTCAAATATTCGCGCGTCACCTCTGCACCGCCCATCGCGTCAGGCGCGGCGGCCAACACGCCCTCCGGCAATTCATCGCGCCCCACCTCGCGCAGGTTGGTGATTTTTGCAGTCGGCGGCGAAAAGAAATCGTGCCCCCAGAGGAATCGAATCTTGCCGCTGCGCTCGGCAAACGTTTTGGCAAATGCGCCGGGGAATGACCGGTCGCCGCCGCCGTCAATGTTGCCGTGCACAGCAAATATGCCGGTGACGGTGCGACCGCTGATTTCCTTGATCTGATGAACTGTCGTTTTGATTTCCATGCGTGATCGAAACGGAAAAGCAAAACGCGGCCATGTCTGTGACCCAGACATGGCCGCGCGATTGATTCTCGCCCGTGCCGAGTTATTCGATTGGCGTGATTCTAGCTCTGATGGCCTTAGTGTCAATCGGGTGGGCTGTAGCGGAACTTGTGTCACCTGCCGGCTTTCACTAGGCTCGGCGAATTTGCATCGCCTTCGGCGTTTCCACCACCCAGTGGCCCACCCGATTGAAACTCTAGTTTACCACCGGCAGCAGCACACTGCGACAGTTCGGATGCGCCGGCGGCTCACTGATCCCAGACTCAAACGCCTCACCCAGCCCGGCGCGCTGACCATGTAGCCGCTGGCATATCTCGCTGGTCTTGTTGTCGAGTGTTGCGTTCCATTCAACCTCGCTGACGACGCCCGAATCCTCATAACTCAGTAGCGCGCCCCGGCTGTGTGCGCGCGCTACCTCTGTGCGGGCAATGGTGTCAGCGCGGCGCTGGCTGATCTGCGGCGCAGCCGCGCGCAGTTCGTCGCCAATACGATCTGTTCCCCAACCTTCGCGCAGGCCGTTTGCGATGGCCGCGCGGATGTCCTCGATAGTCGTTTCGGGAATGTCGCGTTTGACCTGTTGCAATAGCGCGTTGATCGTGTCGGCCACGCGCGGATTCTCCAGATCGAAACTCACGCTGATGTCCTGATCAGCGAGTAGAACATTTGTATCGTCGTATGCGGCACGCAACGAGAGACGATAGAACGGCTGCATCACTCGTGCCAGTTTTGCGCCGTCGTCCGCGCCGGTCGTGGCCGCGTCAACGCCGTCGCGCTTGATGCGGTCGCTGGCCGCCTCGTATTCGTCGCGCAAGTATTTCTCGATCTTCACGACGGCCTTGCCGACGATCTTTTCGCGGCTGGCGTCAATGCGCTCAATGTCGTCATCATCAGCTTTTGTCACTGCCTTGCGCGCTATCGGTGCGGCGCGCTTCGTCGGTTCCGGCGCGCCTGTCGGTTGTGCAGGCGTTGCGTAGTCGTTGCCATGCACGTCATCCGGCGGAGCACCGATGACAGCGCGAAACTCGTTGCGCGTGATGCCGCCGGCGGTGTAGTTCTCGCGTGCACGCCGCTGCATGCCGTCTACGTCGTCCTGTAACGCTGCAACCTGCAACATGTCCCACTGGCAGCGCACGCGCTCACCCATCACCAAATCGTCGCTTTCAAACTCTGATAGCATGCGCGTCGTGAGCCATTGCCGCATTGCGCGGTATTCGGGCGTGAGTGTCGAATCCCAAAACTGTTGCCAGGCTTCGCGTAGGTTGGATTGAATCGAGCGCAGCATGCCGATGTAGGCGTAGATCACCAGCGGCGGCACGCCGAACACCATACAGATGCGCGACTCAGCCACGCCGCGCAGTTCCTCTGATGACAACTCATCGAGTTTGCTGCCAAGCACCTGAAACTCCGCGTTCTCGTCCATCACAGCAATGTCGCTCATGTTGCCGCCCGATGATGGCGAGAATTTAGCGCGCCACTTCTCGCGGATTTCCTCGGCCTCCAGCGGCGTCACCGTCCGGCCCTTGATCGTCATCAACCCGGCGGGAATGCCACCCACGCGGAAGAATTCATTTACGTAGTCGGTCTGTGCAATGTCGCCGCCCACTGCGCCAAGCGCAACTGATAACGGCGACAGGCCGCGCCATCGGTTGCCGATATCAACATTGCGCCACACCAACATATCCTCGGCGGGAATGATCTGTTTCAAATAACCGAGCCGCCACTGATACGCGCCGATTGTGCCGTCACTATTCGGGATCGGATCGACCAGCGCCGGGTTGAGTGGGTAAAGCGCCACCGGCGGCCCGGCCTTCGATGAGCGCACAATCTCGGCATAGAACTCGCCGCACGTCTCGCGGCTGGCAATGAACCATTGCCAAAAATTGATTTCGTCCATGTCGGGGTTCGGGCGCATAATCAGCCGGCGTAGCGGATGCCCGTCAATTTCCAACCACTGCCCGTCACTCTGCCGACGTTCGACGTATAGGCGCGGGTCAACAGCGGTGCGTTGTTTGGTGCTGATGCAGGCGTAGACAACCTCGTTTGTGCGCGCGGCACTGATGAGTCTGGTCGCGTCGTAAGTGCGCGGATATGGCCGGCCCTGCACACCAACAGGGACGACGTTGTAGGCAGCTTTGGCCTGCGGCAGTGACGTATCACCGAACCAGCGAGAGGCCATGCGTTGAATGATGTTCATAGATACACGCCTTGCGAGGCTTTGGCGAGCATGCCAAATACGCCACTCACGGCGTCTACGCGGTCATCGTGTGCGCCGAACGGGAATGCGCACAGTTCGTCAATCCATGATGCAATCCATGCGTCGTCGGCCAGCGTCTCGCGCGCGAATACCAATTTGCCGGCCTCGGCCCGGTCAGCGACGGGCGTCGCCCGCGCGATTTTGTCGCGGTCAACGTCCACCGCTTCGAGCGCGATGCCGAGCAGTTCTGGCTCGCGGCGCAGGTCCTGAACGACGCTCCCGCCGTGCATGGCTTTCTCAATGCCGTGCCGATCACGCCGTTCATTCAGCATCGTCGTTTTGATGCGGCGGCGCAGGTCAGGCGTTTCCTCGCGGCCGGCCCAGCCACGCCGCAGGTAGATCGTGCCGTCGCTACCCATCGCGCCGCTGATCGTCGCGCTGTTGTCGCCACTCTGTTTCACGCTGTAGGCCAAATCCCAATATCGCACCCATCGCAATCCCTGCGGCGCAGCATCAGCAGTGCGCAGCCAGCCGCGCTTGAACAACGCACCCTCGGCCGGGCGCGGGCGCTGCATGTATTTCGCCTCGAATGAGCGCGCCGATACGCTGCGTATTGCCTCCAGTTCACTCAGCGGCCAACGCTCCGGCCACAACGCCGCGCCGTGTTCGTCTATTGCTGGCATGGTAACGACGTGCCATTGTTCGCCGTCGCGCTGCGCATCACGTAGCAGCCGCCCGGCTAGGTCGTCCTCATGCCAACGTTGCATCATGAGGATGATTGCACCCGCTGGCTCAAGGCGCGGGCGAATCGTTGACACATACCACTGATACAGCGTCTCGCGTTGGGTGACGCTGTCAGCGTCGGACGCGCCGCCAACCGGGTCGTCAATGATGGCGATCTTCGCGCCTTGCCCGGTCGGGTTGCCACCTACGCCAACGGCCAGCATGGCCGGGCGCGTGTAGCCGTCGAGCGTCCACCGCTGCACCGTAGCGTTATCGGCGCTCAGTTTTGTGTCGGGGAATAGCTCCCGGTATGTGTCCATTTCAATCATGTTGCGCACGTTGCGACTAAATGTGTATGCCAACTCTGCCGAATGCGATGCAATCATGAATTGCTGAGACGCATCGCGGCCAACGCACCACGCCGGGAATAGCTCGCTGGCTAATTTGCTCTTGCCGTGGCGCGGCGGCGCAAAGATCATCAGTCGCCGCACGTCGCCCCGCTCTACTCGCTCTAGCCATGTCGCAATCTCTGCCAGGTGCGGTGCGGTCTGGTAGCCGCGATCTACGTGCCGCGCAAAATCAATCAGGTGACGGCGTGCCAGTTGTTGCCGCGCCGCCGTCTGTGCCTGCGCTGCCCGTGCCGCCAGCACTGAGCGCGCCACCTCCGCCGTCAGCGATTGCGCGTAACTGTTCGTCGCTGTATCCGTCGTATTCGGCAAACGGGTCGGGCGGGCGCGTTTCGAGCGTGATTGTTTGGCGCGGTCTACCAATGAGGTAGTCGGCGACAAAGCGCCGTCCGCGCTCGCGGGTTCGCCCGTCGCCATTGATTGCGTCGTCAATCGCTTTCGCACAGATCGCCCGCCATTTGTCATCGGTTGTTTCGTGCTCAAGGACGGCAAGCCGCCCCTCCTCGAACCGCGCACTTTTGCGCCCGCCGCCCGACGTGTTGGGGTGGCCTTTGACAAAATGCCCTCTCTCGTTTCGTCCGTCGTTTCGTTCTGCCACAATTCACGCCTCCAAGATCACACGAAAATATCGGATGATTGTTTCGCTGCTAACGACGAACTGGATTTCAATGCGATACACCGCGCCGATGTCCGTATTGGCCGGGTCGAGAACGTTAGTCACAAACTCACCCTGCGTCACTGTTGCTAATCCACTCAACACTGATCCGCTGATGTCCGCGCCGGTGGCATCGTTGTAACAACGCACAACGGGCGACGTTGGCGCAACTGAATACGCCGGCAGTCGAATGCGCCGTGCGCGCACTTCGCGCACGCTCTGGCGCACCGGGCTGTTACTCAGTTCGCGGCTCGCTGCATTTATCGTCATCGCATCACCATGTCCATATCGTCGCGCACCTGCATCACTGGCTCATCGCGCATGATGAGCGTTTCGATTGCCGTAGCCACGACGCCAGCGATTGAACCATTGGCGCGCATCAGCGCGTAACCGCGCACTGTAGACGATGCGCCGATGATGAGCACTGGCACAACGTGCATGGCGCTTGCAGTACGCATCGTCGCGGCCTGATTGATCGTCAACGCGGCAACAACGTTGGCTTTCGATGCACTACGCATTGCAGCCGCCCCGCCAATGTTGAGCGATGCCCCGGCGTTCATTTTGCTGCGCGATACCAATAGCGCCGCCGCACCCGTCGCAGTCATTGCGCCGTTCGGCTGCATCACGCCATGTGCGCGCATGGCCGCCGCTGCGCTGATGTTGAGCAATGCACTGGCGTTCATTCGGCTGCGACTGATCATCATCATGGCTGCGCCTGCGGCCTGTAGCGATCCGTCTGCATTTGCGCGTCCCTGCGCACGCAGCACAGCCAGCGCCGCGATGCTGAGCGACGGCGACGTGTTGAACTTCGACGCGCCGACGATCCGAGACGATGCGCCGATGTTGAGTAGGGCTTGCGCATTTGCCTTGCCCTGCCCGCGCACGACGCTCGCACCATTCAGGTTCAGTGTCCCGCCCGGCGCGATGCGGCCAGCGCCGCGAAGCGCAACGTTGCTGGCGATATTCAACGACGGCGCAGCGTTCTCTCTGCCGCTCCCTCTCACGGCGGCTGATGCGGCGATGTTGAGCGCGGGCTGTGCATTGGCGCGCCCCGCGCCACGCATTGCAACCGATGCAGCATATGTGAGCGCGGCCAATGGTGACATACGGCCAGCGCCGCGCATCACAGCTGCGCCGTTTTGTGTTGTGCCTGCCGTGCGCGCCCACGGTAGGACGAATAACCGATGACGCGCAGCCGGCGCAATGAGCCGATGCACTGGCGCGGGCGTCGTGCCGGGGTTGCCGCGCGTCGTGCTGATGTGATGATTGCGTCCGCTGTAATCCAGATAGCGCGCTCGGCCAACGGGGAACGGATACCAGGCCCACCGGTTTTGAAGCGTATGCGGTTCAACGCTATACGCATCAGCCCGCACCTCAGACGCGGACATGAACCGGCCCGACCACACCTTGACGTTCGCAATGCGGCCATTCATCGGCTCGGTGAGCGTATCCCACACGCCGATCATGTCGAAGCGCGTCGCCTCAGCGCGAAGGGCACTAATGGCAGAGTGAGCAAGCGCGCCACTCAGCACGCCATTCACATACAACTGCATCTGCGTATTGCTGATGCGTTGCACGTGCAGGTGATGCCACGTGTTTAGTGAGAGATTGGCGCTTTGGTATTCCTCAAATGAATCGGCCTCCGAGAAATACAGGCTGATGCGGTAATTGCTGCCGCCGCCCGGCCTAATCCAGTCAATGCCATCAATGCTCGATCCGCTGCCAATCGCAATCCCGTTGTTGATGCTGAGGATTTGGCGATAGTCATCAGCAGCAATGCTGTTCAGCCATGTCCAGCAGCTAATGGCCCATGTGCTGCCTTGCAACAACGACAGGCCACGCGGCAAGGCCGTCAGGCTTGTCGTTGATCCATCGCCGGAAACGCCGGCGTAGTGCACTGGCGGCGCATACAGCATGAGCTATGTGACCGTGGCTTCGATCAGTTGATAGTGCGCGCTGTTGCCCGTGCTGCGCAACGTGATGCCACAGAAGTTGCGCACCACAATCCCCCATCGAGCAGGCAGAATGCCGCCAAATGCACGAGCAACGCTGAACGGGCCAGCGCGATACACAGTGCTCTGAGACGGCATATTGACCACGCCGATCAACGGGAGATTCGTCGGGTCGTTCTGAGTCAGTGCCGCGTCGGATGCACCTGCTCCCTCTGTCCTATCCGTCCCGTCGTTTGCACTACCGAACGCATACACATACGCGCATCGGTCGCTGCCAATCGTGCCTGTTTGAATTTCGAGAATCACGAACACGAGCGCATCAAGCGACAGCGGCGTAGCGTTGCTGATCTCAGTAGACTGCCGCGCCGCCGTTGCGCTTGATGCCAGCGAGTTCAGCGTGATCGTAAACGCCTGCCCAGCAGTTCCGTAACTGGTCTCAATCGGCATGTATCACCGCCTAATCAACGATCACGTCGAGGTTGCCAATCGGGAATCGGAACACGTCGCCGACGTTGACCGTGCGCGGGTTGATACGCACGACCTTTCCAGCGCCGTTGGCGGTCAACGCGATGGCACTGCCGCCCGATGTGGTGGACAACTGAAACGTGTTGCCCGACACACCCACGACGAAATAGATCGTGTCGGCGCTTACGCCGGTCGGCAGTGTCGAATCGTCAACGGCCTGCAGTACCACGCGGTCGCCGTTGGCTAGCCCAGTGCCGAACGCGGTGAATACGTCGCCCGCGTCTAATGCCGTGAACGCATAGCGCGTCGTTGCCAGCCAATCCACCATCATGAGATTGCCGGCTGTCAGCGCATCCCAGATGCCAACGGCGACTACCTCAGGCCATGCTGCACCAGTAGCCGCAGGGAATGCAATTTCATTGACGTTATCCGTGCCGCTGCCGGCCGGCGCAGTCCATGCCGCCGTGCCCTGCACCTGCTGACGCGCATACGCGCCGCCAGTAATTTCGGTCACGCTGGGCGTCTCGCCGTTGGCGATGGCGCTGATGAGGCCGACATACACCGACGTTCCCGGCGATGTCCATGCTGTGTTGCGCAGCATGTGATTGATGATGCTGTTCTCGATTGCGTTGACGAAACTCATGTTGTTGTCACTCCCATTTTGCGTTTGGCCGTCTGATCGCAATCGCGACGGTCAAATCAACTAACCTGTTGTTGCGCTCAGCCCAATCCACTAGCGACGCCGCTTTGCGGTTGCGCGTGTCGCCCTGCAAATCATCGGCATGAACACCTAACTCAAATCCCAGTGTCTCAATTTCTTCGATAGTGAACAACTCAGCTAGATTGCGCAACAAGCGCGCCGATGCAGCGTTGGACGTGCGGCGGCGCTTTATGCGTTTGGGCCAGTTGTCACTTTTGCATCAATAACCTCAACGCGCGTGTTGATGTGTTGAATAGCTTTAGTTAATTCGTTCAGAACCTTTGTTTGATCTCTTACGAGTGTTTGCCATTCGCGCACAACCACGATCAAAAACAATGTGAGCAAAACGAGGATGATGTTAACGACAAAGTTGATGAGATCGAGGTTAGCCACGGCGTCACCGCTTTTTGGGACTGATGGTGTATGCGGCTTGATTGGCAACCAGCGCAGCGATGTAAGCGTTGACGAGTCCGATCACGCCGGCCTGTGTGCAGGCCACTTCGCTGATGACGTTTGCGCACGACAAAAACAACGCGCCCGACGCAACGATTGCCAGCAGCAACGCCATCGTCAGCCGCTTCTGCGTCGTCTCTAATTTGTCGAACGCGCTCGATACACCCGGCACATAGCTAAACACTAGCGAGAGCACCACGCCGGCGATGGCCGACAACGCGACATCTGTCATAGATCAATCTCCTTGATGAGCATTTGCAACGGCTCACGCACAACTGACGCCACGCGCCCCGGCCTGCCCGCCTCAACCCACAGCGCGTCAAACGCGCGTTCGATTGTGTGGCGAGCAACGTCGCGAGCAACGTCACCATCGCCTTTTTCGTTCTCAGCGATGAGCACGCGCACGGTCAGCACATGAAACGTTTGAAGCCTCTGCATCGTTCGATACAAAGCGGCCGGCGGAAAAGCGAAGCGCGGCCACGAGTCAATGACTCGTGGCCGCGCAATTGATTCTTGCTCAGCCGCTTTTGTTGGTTGCGATGTTACGTGTCTTTCGTCTCGTCGTCAATCCTGATACGGACGCTGACCAGGCCATGCACACGATCCGGCGCGATGCTCATCTCGCTGATGACGATGTGATCGCTGGCCGTAGCACACATCGCGCGCCGGATGAACGCGACGCACTTTTCGAGCGCACGCATCTGCATTGGCGTGAGCGACTCAGACGGTGACGACGATGGCGATGAGGGCATGCGGCGCAGTAGGTAATGCCCCTCCCTGTCATATTAGTCGCGCATTGTAGGCATAACCGCATTTGTTTGCACTCGCCGTTTAGCGCGTTGCATTGTTGCAATACTGCAATCATCGCCCGCGCTGGGAACCGGGCCACTGGTCGCGCTCGCGGAGGTTGTGGAAGCAGGGTGGAGGGTTAGTGGAGGGTTTAACTTTGCGCTTCCATGCATTTTTCAGCCATTTGGGGCTTGCTTCGCTCAGTAGTGGAAAGTGTGGATGGTTACAGTCAGATTCTCGCATAAGCCTTTTTAAAATGGCTTATGTGAAGTAATAGACAAAAAAGAGCGTAAATATAAAGGTTTCAAGTTCCAACCATCCACACTCTCCACAATTTTACCGATCCAGCATGAATTGCAGGTCGAAATCAATGGAGGGTCATGGTTCAACCTTCCACAACTATCCACTAACCTTCCACGATCAAGAGTGGCGCGCGCTTTGCAACAATTGCAATCGTTGCCTACTGATTCTGTGCCATGACGAATCCGGCAGCTTGTGCTTCAGCTTCGCTATTGAAGCATCGCACCTTGCTAAAAGTGAATTTGTAGAAGCGACCATCAGGGAAGTGGTATTTACCAGTTTGACTGCCTTTGATCTGCCCTTGTTGGCAAGGTAGCCACGGCGGATCAACGAACGGGTTCTTGCCATCAGCATCGGCACCAGAAGGCGGTACAGAAAGCGATCCATCTACCTCCGTGGCGACGGCCGGCGCTGGCGCTTCGGTTGGCGCCTCCGTCGCAACAGGAAGGGCCGTAGGCGCGTCAATTTGCGTTGTAGGCGTCGCAGGCTCAACCGTGGGCAAAGGGGCTGCTGTGGGCGCTGTGGTGAGCGTAGGCGGCACGTCCGTGGCAATTGGCTCAAATATTGCCGTGGGTACGACAGTTGCCGGCTGCGTGGCGAAGATCGTCACACGTGGCGTGGCCAGTTGCGCGCCACGATCAGCACTGCGATTGAAGATCGAAGCGGCGGCCATGCAGCCGCACAACAGAACCAATGCACCGATGACGTACGCGAAGATGCCGCGACGTTTTCTCATGCTCCCCTCCCCTGCTCGAACTCGATTCGCTATCTCAAAATTCGCACCGCGGGCGCGGCACGTTCATCCCAGAACACAAACAGCCGGCCACGATCTACGATGTAGGGCCGGCCAGCAAGGATCAAACTAACCAGCGGCAGGACGCCGCGTCGCCGGGCGCGATGCAGTAGCCGAAGCTCGCTGATCTTTGCTCTCAGTCTCGGCCAGGCTATCCAGGACGGCCATCGCCGCGGCAATGGCGCGGGCGCGCGCCTCAGGCGACTTAAAGCGCTTGAGACTGCGTTGAAGCATCGCTTCTTCTTCGGTCGTTGTGGCATCAGTGTTCCCTCCCTCAATAAGTCCAGCCTTGCGAAGCACAAAATCGAACGGCAAGCCCTCATGTACCGCAACGGCAATACAGAAATCTCCCGATGGTTTCAATCCCTTTTCGATCTTGCTAATCATGGCCTGATCGAAGCCGAGTTGCTCACCCATTTCTTCCTGCGTCCACGGTGGCTTGTGGGCCTCTCTCAAAGATTTCATCCACTCGCCGAAGGGTTCGGGCTCAAAGCTGTTCACATTTTCAAGTGTAATCAACATGAGGAAATTCATTTTATTATGACAACAAAACTATTGACTTCGATAAATGAATTCATATACTCATGCACACATTCATGAGCACAGCCCAACCGAATCCCGATCTAGTGAAAGCGCTTCGCTCTGTGGTCGTCAAAGTTGAGCCGAGCACGAAGACTCTGCTTCTTGACGAAGACGTAAACCGTGGCTTGGACGCGCTCAAACTTCAGGTCGGCGGTAGCAAACAAGACCTCGCAAATAAACTTCTTCGCGCCGCCTTGTTTACCGATGCGTTGAGTGACGCGCTTGCAATGGAGGCCACCCCATGACATGACGAAGCCCGGCTGAGGTTGTGAACAGCAGGCCGGGCTTCAGTAAGCGACCCATTGGACGACGCAGGGTGCTCGGCCCCATTGTAGCCGAGCACGGACGAACATCACATTCAACAGAGAGAGGGAGGGAACATGCCCACGCAAACATTTCAGTATCGCGGCTTCACTATCGTATCGCACGACACATCCAACGGCGAACGCTTCACGCCGGTGCAACCGGACGGCACGCCGCTCGACTGGCAGTGCCGCACGATGGACGACGCAATGGCCGTCATTGACGCCCGCATCCGCCGCGCTGAGGCGATGGCTGAGTTGATCGCGCAAGAGGCGCTGGCGCGCGCAATGGCCCCCATCGTGACCAACGCCCGCAAACTCGGCCGGCGCGCCATTGACGCCCATCCGCTGATCTAGGCGTTTTGTAACGCACGATACAACGCCATGAACGCCAACACCACAATCACCACCGACGAATACAGCGCGTTAGATCGAGCCTACGACCATTTCAACGCGGCGTTGTTCGACGGCAAGCTGCCGATGGTGCTCATCACGTTTCAACGCAAGGGCGAAACCACACTCGGCTATTTCAGCCCGAAGCGTTTTACTGGCCGCGATAACGATGCCATCGTTGACGAAATCGCGCTCAACCCGGTGAGCTTTCTCGGTCGCACCGATGCCGAAATCCTGAGCACGCTTGCGCACGAGATGGCGCACGTGTGGCAACAGCACAACGGCAAGCCGAGCCGCAACGGCTACCACAACCGCGAGTGGGGCACGGAGATGGAACGCATCGGCCTGATGCCATCGAACACCGGCGCGCCGGGCGGCAAACGCACCGGCCAGCAGATGACGCACTACGTTATTGCGGGCGGGATGTTTGAGTCAGCATGCGCCGCGCTGATCGCGCAAGGCTGCAAACTCAACTGGAACGACGTGCCGCAATTGGCGAAACAGTCGTCGCCCTCGCGCGCGAAATACACCTGCCCCGACTGCGGCCAAAACGCATGGGCCAAACCCGGCGCATCGCTGATATGCGGCGACTGCGAGGAACACATGGAGTGTGACGCATGAGCGACCACAACGAGAACGGCGCGCGCAGCATGGCTATCGGTTTCATCGTCGCAATCATCGTGCTCGGCATTGTCGCCATCATCAGCGTGATGTTGACGCTGCGCGTCGTGCACGGCCAAACCATCATTGACCCAATTCAGGAATGCGCAGCCGGCGCGAGTTGTTACTACGCGCTGCTACCAATGGTGACGAAATGACCGACGAAGCCCAACGACTCATCAACGACATCCGCGTCATCAACTCGCTGCTGTATGCGCCGGCAGCGATCAAGATGCAAATGGTGATGCTGGCGGTGCGGATTGCCGAAAAGCGGCTGAGCTATCGAGACGAGGAAGCCGCCAACTTGCGCGACACGCTGGCAGCAATGATGAGCGAATACACCGCGCCGTCTGCGCCGATCACCGAGGAATCCGCACTGTATGCCGCTGCACTGCAAAGCGCGGCGGCACAAGAAACCGAATCAATCAACTAGGAGAACAAACGAAATGACTACGACAAATGAAACGAACTACGACGCATTCGACGCCGGCGAAGCCGTGCAGGAACAACAGTTGGAAGCCGTCGGCTTTCGCCGGCTCCAACACATGAATGAGAACACGACCTATCACCGTGGTTCATTGATTGAACGCGGCGGCTACGCCATTGCTGACGACAACGGCGACGCTCCCGACATCGGCAAGAGCGAGAGTGTCAAACACTTCGGCGGCGGCTCGACCGTCATGCGGGTTGCAACCGAAGTTGAGTTGGCTGTGATCGGTTTCAGCAACAAATACTTTGTCGCCGAATACGACGATCCAGCCGGCACGCTCGACAACTTCGGCAAGCCCAAGCGCGTGAAGCTGATCGTTGATCGCTATATGTATCCGCAAGACTTGGCCGGGCCGAACGGCAAATGCGTTTCGTCCATCTCGTTGTTCGTGGTGCTCAAGAACGACCCCAAGCGTGAGCTATACGAACTCAGCTTCAAATCGTTTAACACCGACGAGGGAACGAAGCTGATTAACGCGCTGAAGGGCTACGCCGGCGCAGTGGCGCAAGAGATTGCCAAACAGCGTAACAAGACGACCAGGCTGCATGTATTTGCGCTGTGGATGACACTGGGTGTGGGCGAGACCCAGATGAAGGGTGCGAAGGTGCAAGGGCCGAGCACACCGCCGATCTGGGAGGTAGACAGCGCCACGCCTGCGCTGATGCAGCGCCTCGTCAGCGGCGACGACTACCGCAAATTCATCGAACTGCGCAAGCAGCTTGACGAATACCTTGCGCAGGGCCGCTACTCCGGTGTGCAGCAACCGCAATTGCCACAGCGCCAAGCCGCGCCCGCACTGGCTGCGCCGAATCAGTTCGACAACGCCGGCAACTACGCGCGCGCCAACGGCGACGTGAACATCTGATTGGGGGAACAACTGACATGCAAGCGTTTCACAACGACCCACAGGTTAAACAGGAGTATCTGAATCGTCTCGCTCGGCACGCCGAGCTTGACAACATCATTCAGGGAACTGGATGGGAGAGCGGTAGAGGTTGCGCAGTTGGGTGCACGCTCGAAGGCTACGACCATGGTCGCTACCCAATCGAGCTAGGCATTCCCAGGGAAATCGCACATCTCGAAGATGTAATCTTCGAGGGCCTGCCAATTGGTGACGCGGAAAAATTCCCGCGCGCGCTATTGGACGCGATACCGGTCGGCGCTGATCTGTCGTTTGTCCATCGATATTTCCTCGTGTGGCTGCTGATTGACCCCTCCGATGGCGTGATTCGTTTCGCTGATAGCGACGACGAGCGCAAGGTAATCAGTGACGTAGCAGCGTTGCACCAGCGTGTCATTGATGGTGACATGCCGTCGCGCGGCGAATGGGCG